ATTGCTTTCTTTTAATATCATTTTTATAACCATCTGGTAAGTGATGTATACATGGCTCTAGTAATGTTGATTTACCACATCTATCACAGTCAAGTATTACCTTAGCCATTTTTCTTTTAGCCATTGCTTTATAAACAGGATCTTCTGGATTATATTTTCCAGTACTACTCTGTTTAAATTCTTTTAACGGTTTCCATTTACCGTTTGGTAGTTTTTCCCATTTCATATTTTTTTCACAGACCTTGAGTTTGTAACGTCTTCTATGTCTACACCTATAAAATTAAATGTTTTCCATCTAGTTAGTTTGTATTTGAACTGTTTTACCCTACCTTCTGTAACCCTATCATGTACCTCAGAGCTGAAAAATTTACGATCCGTACCTGTCTTTCCATAAAAGTCATCATATCTCTGCTTAGTAACCATATCAGGATAATATATCATTAATATCATATGAGCAAGCTCATGACATATAACACTCATGTTCTGTAAACGAACGAGAGGGTT